GGTTTTTTTACATCCTCTATTTAGGAGAGAGAACACCATGCAATCCATTCAAGCCCTGCGGGAGCGCCGTTCCGCGATCGCACAATCCATTCACAAACTGCTCGACGACAACCCGGGCGACAAGTGGACCCCATCCCTGCAGGAAAAATACGACCAGGGAATGTCAGAAATCGAAAACATCTCCGCCGAAGCCAGGCGCGTTCAAAACGTTCTCGACCTCATCTCCGAGAGTTCCGATACCGACGCGGTGCGTACCGTCGTCGATCGCGCCGCGCGAGACAAAAAGCGCCCGGCCAACGTCGAGGCATTCTGGAAGCTGATGAAGAACGGCGAGAAGCTGGTAACTCCGGAAGAATGGGGCGTCCTGCGTAACACCATGTCGGTTGGCACCTCGGCGCAGGGTGGCTATACCGTTCCAACCGAGGTGGCTACCTCGGTCGCCGATGCCCTCAAGGAATACGGAGGCATGCGTGCGGTTTCCGAAGTCTTCCGCACCGCGCAGGGAAACGACATCAACTTTCCCACGTCGGACGGAACTTCTGAAACTGGCGAGCTGATCGGAGAGAACACCACTGCCACCGGTGCCGATCCGAGCTTCGGCGTGGTCACGCTCAAAACCTACAAATTCAGCTCGAAAGTAGTTGCCTGCCCCTTCGAGCTGCTGCAGGATTCCTCGATCGACATGGAGGCGTTCATCAAGGCACGCCTCGTCACCCGTCTGGGCCGCGTCACCAATACCTATTTCACCACCGGCACCGGCAGCGGTCAGCCCAATGGAATTGTCACGGCAGCAACGTCAGGAAAGGTCGGAACAACCGGACAGACCGTCACGGTCATCTACGACGATCTGGTGGACCTGGTACATTCCGTCGATCCTGCCTATCGAAATCTCGGGCGGTGCAAATTCATGATGAACGATTCCTCGCTGAAGGTAATCCGCAAGATCAAGGATTCCAGCGGGCGACCGATCTTCATGCCTGGATACGATGGCCTCGGTGGATCCTTCCCGGACACCCTGTTGGGCTATCAAATCCAGATAAATCAGGACATCGCCGTGATGGCTGCCAATGCCAAATCGATCTTGTTCGGCGATTTCACGTTCTACAAAATCCGTGACGCTATGGACATCCAGATGTTCCGTTTTGACGACAGCGCCTACATCAAACTCGGACAGATCGGATTTCTCGCCTGGATGCGAAGTGGCGGGAACTTCGTCGACGTCGGCGGCGGAGTCAAGTATTATCAGAACTCCGCGACCTAATTGAATTTCAACATCGATATTCCGGCGCCAGATCGGGCGCCGGACAGGAGAAAATCATGACGGTCAGACTACTGTCCGGATGGAAAGACCCGCGCACCGGACGGGAATACAAATGCTCCGACCTGCTGACTACGGACCCCGCGACGGAAAACGGCCTGGTCAGTGCAAAACAGGCGGACACCAATTTGTCTGGTGGGAACGCATGGGTCCCTCCCGCGTCGCAAAACACCATCGACGCTTCAGAATGGCTCAATTCAACACCGATCTGCATCGCGTCCATTGGTGTACCATTTATTATCCCGCCTGGCGATGGCTCGGCAAACGGACTTCAATTTACCGGGTCTTCAGGTGCATTCACCCTCTCCGCAGCCATTCTGGCCAATTCATGGAATGTACTCAAGGGCTGCTGGATGTATATGCCAGCGTCTTTCGGTGGGTCTACGTACCCGGCTGGCTGGTATTGGGCAGTGTTTTCCAGCGACACGGCAGGGATTCTCTATACCGAGACCTATGTCTCAGGGATACCGGCTCGTCCGGCTACCCAAACTCCATTTTCGACGAATCTTTCCGGATGGCTGACCACCACGACCGCAGAAGTCACGGGCCCCACCGGATTTCTGGTCCCTGGCGGGGCCATGGGCAACAGCGGCAGACTCAAAACCCATTTGCGCTGTCTAGGCAACGCAACGGCCAACAAGATATACCGGGCATATCTTGGGGCCACTCTGACTGCCTATGTCGGATCGGTCACCACCAACCCGAACCTCGAGTTCCTGTTGTCGTCAGTTAATCAAGGGGTTCAGAATTTGCAGATCAATAGCCGGCAAGCGGGCTCGACCGGGGTCGGGGTCAGTGGAGGAATTTTCTCAGTCGGAGCTGAAAATTCTTCGGCGGATACCTCGATTGATCAAATTTTGTCACTCAGCCTTCAGATCAGCACCACAGCGGCCTGTGCAATACTGATTCATGCCGATGTCACAGTTACTCACGGAGATTGACCCATGGCGAGAATTTCATTTACCGGTGCCACACGATTTGCCGATGCCGAAGCAGCCCGCCTGGCTGCAGTCGGTGCCGGCGATCCGGTTCACGTCCATATCATCCCGAATGGCAATATCGTCTGGGTTCTGACCGGGCCGGACGCCCCAGCGTCGCTCAGCGCTAATGACGTTAAATTGAGCCGCATGCAACTCTACAACGGTGCTTTGGTCACCGGAGGCCAGCCGCTGCTGGTGGCCTTCGAGGCATATGCCGCCGATCGCATCGCCAATGGCACGCCGGTACAACGCATTTACTGGAGAGACTGCAACGAATTTACCCGCAACACGACATTCATCAACCAACTGCGGGTAGCGATTCAGGGCGCGAAAACCAACCCGGTCAGTCTCAAGGAAATGGACGACGTCTTCATCAACGGTTCCGGATACGCCCCGGCCACGACGTAACATGTCACTGATCCTCATCACTCCGCCGGCCGTTGAGCCCGTCACCGTCGACGACATCAAGGTCGCCGGGAGGATCGACGGCACCGCATTTGATGCGCAAATCACCAATCTGCTTATCCCGGCGATCCGCCAGGAAGCCGAGCATCGCCTGGCGCGTCGCCTGATCACCCAGACCGTCGAGCTGCTTCTCGATGGATTTCCCTCGTCGATAGACATCGATCTGACTTTGCCTGATGCGCAGGCAATCACCAGCATCAAATATCTGGACGGCACCGGGGTAGAGCAGACGCTTTCCACTTCGGTTTACCAGCTCGATGCGGATAATGTGCCGAGTCGCGCGTTGCTCAAGGTTGGCCAGTCATGGCCGGAGACGCAGAATTTCCCCCACAGCGTGCGCATCCGATTTACCGTCGGCTATGGCAATGCCGGGACGGATGTCCCCGGCAATGTCCGGCTGTGGATCATTGCCCATGTCGTGCAGGCGCTCGACCACCCGGATGGACTGGATGCCGCCGGCCTGCAGCCATTGCCCTACGTCGATCGGCTGCTCGATGCCGAGGCCGTCCTGCGCGTCGCCTGATCATGCCGACCTCTGCATTCCAGTCGGGGCGCGCCGCGCATCGCATCAAGCTGCAGGCAAAAAGCGTCACGCGCAATGCGATCGGCGAGGAAATCGTCACTTGGGCCGATGTCGTCACCGATACGGCCGATCACTGCCTGTGGGCCGAAGTCTGGCCGCTCAAGGGGCGTGAATTTTTCGCAGCATCAGAGACGCAATATGCCGCCGACGTGCGCTTTCGTATTCGATTTCGCACTGGAATCGTCCGCGAGCAGCGCATTGTCTGGAACGGAGACCCCTACGACATCACGCAAGTCGTTGATGTAGGTGCCGGGCATCACACGCTGGAAATTCTGGCGACCCACGGGGTGCGCAATGGCCTCTAGCCGAAATGAGGAAGGTATTACCGCCACCGTCGATGGCCTGGAGCGGCTCAAAATAGCGTTCTCCGGCATTCCAGACAAGTTGCGCCGAAAAGTGCTGTTGAGCGCGTTGCGCAAAGGCGCCGCGGTGGTGCGCAAGGCCGCGCGGGCCGCCACGCCGGAACTCGCCAAACCGACGCCCTACCGCACAAAAGGCCTGCTGAAAAAGCGCCTTATGGTCCGCGTCTCGCGTGCTTCGAAAGCCGCCGGCCATGTCGGCGTGTTCGTGAATATCCGCCCGGCGGAAGGGACGCAGTACGTCAAGCACAATCTGCTCGGGGTCAAATACAAGACCGTCAAGCGTGAATCGCAGCGCGGCGCGCGCAGCCCGAATGACCCGTTCTACTGGAGATTCGTGAATTTCGGCACCAAAAAGGGGAACAAACTCCCGGCCGCCAAATTCCTCGAAGCCGGCGCCGCCGTGCTTCCACAGGCCCTGGAAATATTTGAACGGGAAATCGGGCCAGCCATCCAGAAATTCGACACACCATGAGCGCTGAAGCCAACCTATACTCGGCATTGACCGCGCGCGCGGCGCTGACCGCGCTTGTTGGGAACCGCATTTTCCCGGATGTCATCCCGGAAGGCTGCGCCCTGCCTGCGATCGTCTATCAGCGCGCCAGCACCTCTCCGGTGACCACCATCGGCAATGTCACCGTGGCAGAGGACGTTCACTTCGTCATCACCGCCTGGGCAGAAACCCGCACCGCAGCGGATGCCGTTGCCGTCGAGATCGGGCAGGCACTGGCCGCCGCTGAAAATCCAGCGGTCGATCGCTCCACCGGATATGACCCTGAGTGCGGGCTATATGCCGCCACCGTGGACGTTGACTGGTGGCACCTGCCGTAGCCTGATTTTCCGCAACACAACCTACCCGCCTAGGCGGTTTTTTTGGAGAAATACCAATGAGCACTCCCCGCAAATGGTCGAATGTCGCCGTTGCCATGCAATCTGCGCTAGGCGCCGACATCACGATTACCGCTATCAGCAAGGCGTCAGAGGGCGTCGTTACCGCGACCAACACCCTGAGCAACGGCGATTTCATCACCCTGACGATTCAGGGCATGTACCAGCTCAACGACCGCGTGGCCCGTGTCAAAACGGTTTCCGGAGCCGGCTTTACCCTGGAGGGCGTCGATACCACGCTGTTCGACACGTTCAGCAGCGGCACGGCCAACAAAATCACCTTCGGCACCTCAATCACCACCGCGACCAACATCACGTCGTCCGGTGGGGACTTCGACTTTATCGATACGACGACGATCCACGGCAACAGCAAGTCACAGATCCCCGGGCTGCCGAATCCCGCCAACTTCTCATTCGACAACATCTGGGATGTCTCCGATGCCGGCCTGCTGGCCATCAAGCTGGCCAGCGATGGCCAGGCCAAGCGCGCCTTCAAGTTTACCTTTGGCACCGGCGGGCAGATCATGGCATTCAACGGCTATGTCGGCGGCAACCTGCTGCCGGCCGGTCAGGCGCAGGGGCTGGTGACCACGCAGACAGTGATCACCATGAACGGCTCGCCGACGTATTACGCCTCCTGATGAGCACGTTATCCGAAAAAATCCGCAAGGCGCGCGAGATCCGCGTGGACGTCGGCGGCAAAACGTTCATCATCCGGCGCCCGACGACGCTCGACATGATAGACTTGCAGGGCAAGTCGGCAGCGCGAGCGATCATCCCGCACATCATTGGATGGGAGGGCGTCACCAGTCTCGACCTGTATCCTGGGGGCGACGCGGCGCCGGTGCCGTTCGACGCCGATGCGTGCTCAGAATGGTTGGCCGATCGCGTCGATCTCCTCGGCCCTATCGCCCAGGCGGCGGTCGATTCCTACGACACCTACCGAAAACAGATCGACGCAGACGCAAAAAACTGATTGGCTGGCTTGAGCAACAGAATCTGCCGGAGCAGCTCAGGCCAGCCGGCCACCCGCCCAGCGAAATCGCCATCGCCCTCAGAGCATGGAATCTCTGCGGCGGCATGGAGTGGGAAGCGATTCCGATTGTTGCCGACATTTTAGGCGTGCGCGACGTTGAGCGATTGATCTACCAGATGACCATTATCAGAGACCACCAGAGGCCGACCTAATGCCCATTGCCAAATTGTCGATCGACCTCGAGGCGCGCCTGACCAAACTTGAAAGCGACCTAAAGCAAGCGACCAGCTTGGCAGAAAAGGCGTCTGGCCAGATCAAATCCGCATTTTCCGGTCTGGCACTGATATTCACCGGGCTTGCTGGTGCGCTTTCGGTCGGAGCGCTCAAGGGCGCGTTCGACCAATACGTCGAGGGCGCCGCGAACATGCAGAGACTCGCGGTGGTCACCGGAACCACTACGGAAAACATCAGCGCACTGGTTTCCGTAGCGAAACTTTCTGGTACCGAAGTTGGCCAGTTGGAAGCCGGCATGGTGCGGCTGGCGGCCACTTTGTCGAAAGCCGGAGAGGAATCCAAAGGCGCCGGAAAAGCGTTTTCGTTGCTCGAACTCGACCCCGACCAACTACGCAGCATGGATACGGCAAAAGCCTTGCAGGAGGTGGCCAAAGCGTTTTCCGAAGTCGAGGAAGGTTCATCGAAAACCGCGCTGGCGGTCGCCATTTTCGGCAAGGCAGGCGCCGAACTGCTGCCCTACCTGGAAGATTTGGCAGCCAATGGCGCGCTGGTTGCCAAAGTCACCACCGAGCAGGGGCAGGCGGCCAAAGAGTACGAGCAAAATCTGAAAAAATTGGAGGCGGCAAAAAGATCATTAGTAAAAGTGATTGCCACGGAGCTTGTTCCGCCCGCTTCGGTCTTCGTCAAGACGCTGGCGGACTTGGCCAAGGAGGCCAATGGCGTCACCAGCGCGGTGAAACCCCTGGCCGATGACAATTCCATCCGATCATGGGCGGAATCAGGGGCGATGGCTGTTGCCAATTTCGTCGATGCGCTCCAACTGCTGAAATCCATCGTCATCGAATTGGGCACGCCGCTCGAGAGGATCGGGCGCAACATTTACACCGTAGGCGCCCTGGCGGGAGTCGCATTCGATGTCAATAGCAGCTTTAGTGAAAAATCTGAGGCATTTAATGCGCTGAAAAAGGAAAACAAGGCTTACTTTGCCGATCTGGACAAACGGCTGGAAGACAATCGCAAGCCGGCAACATTGTTTTCGGAAAGACTGAAAACGGCATTTTCCGCTCTTAAATCCGATTCCAATGTCGAGCCCAAACGCAAACGTGAAGTCAATTTTTCACCAGAAGACCCCGCCCCCAGACCATCGGGCGGCGTTCGCGGTCGATCAGCTTCCATCGATGACGGCCAGCGGCTGTTGCAGCAACTCAAGGACAGAATTCTCGCCACGCAACACCTGACCGAAGTCGAAAAACTCGAAGCGGAGATCGCCGATGGCAAATACAAGACGGCCAGCGCCTCGAACCTCGAAACAGCGAAGGGGTATGCCCAGACACTTGACAACATAGCCGCGTTCCGAGCATCAGCCGAAGCTGAGGCGGAGGAACAGCGCAGGCGCGCTGACGATTTCAAGAGGATTTTCGACGCAACTCGCACCCCGGCAGAAGCGCTGAATATCGAAATCGACCGCCTCATGACGCTGCTCGATAACGGCACGCTCGGCGAGGGAGCCGCGGCACTGGAACTTTTCGGCCGTGCCGCGCAGCAGGCCGGCGAGAAGATGCAGAATCTGGAAGACCAGGTGAAGTCTACCGTGGCCGGAATCGATATCTTTGCCAAATCGGCCGCAAAAAACATCCAATCTGCATTCGCCGAATTCCTCTTCGACCCCTTCGCCAATGGCACCAAATCCATGCTGCAGAGTTTCGGAGAGACCGTGCGGCGCATGATCGCCAACGCCGCTGCGGCTGATCTTGGCCGGCGCTTGTTCGGCGACCTGGGCGGGAAAGGCGGGCTTGGAGGAGTCGTCGGCGCCGGTCTGGACTGGCTCAAAACCGCATTGCCGAGTTTTGACATCGGCACCGCCTACGTGCCGCGCGATATGATCGCTCAGATCCACAAAGGAGAACGCATCGTGCCGGCTGCCGACAACCGGCCAGGCGCCCTTGGCGGACATTCCATTTCCGTTGTCATCAATATGGGCGGGAGTGGATCGCCGGCAGAGGTGCGCCGCGCCGGGGGCGCCGCCGCCCGCGAAGTGCTCGGCGCGCTCTCGGCTGCCAGGAGATACTCCTGATGGCAGAATTCCTCGAAGAGCGCATGCCGCTCGATATTCGCATGGGCGTCAGCCATTCCAACGACTATTCTGTCATCATAATCCGGACCGCCGGAGGCGCCGAGTATCGTCAGCTCGTCCATCCATATCCTCTACGTCGCTGGACGCTCAACTTCACCCTCCTGCGCGATGATCTCGCCGCCAGGGTGCTGGCACTTTACCATCGTGCCTATGGAAGATTCGCCGGATTCCGGGTGCGCGACGTCGACGACTACAACAGCAGTGCCAGCGGCCGCGGGGCAATCACCAATCTCGACCAGACGGCGACGCGCCTCTCCGCCGGCCTCTACCAGTTGCGCAAGGAATACGGATCTGGAGGTACGCCGCTGGGCATCGGACGGCCGGCGAGGATCGTCTACAAACCAGTTTCCGGCACCGTGATTGCCGCAAAAAATGGCGTGTCCATCAGTTCCGGGTTAAGCGTGGACACCACAACCGGGCGCCTCACGATCTCTCCAGCGCCGTTGGTTGGCGACACGATTACCGCTGGATTTGAATTCGACATCCCGGCCCGTTTCGACTCGTCGATCGATATCTTGGCGCTTTCTCGCGACGTGCGCGACTGCGGATCGATCGACATCATCGAGCTGCTCGCGCCATGAAATCCGTCGTCACCGATGCTGAGCTGCGTGTACTGTGCCTGCGCATCATGCCAGTGATCGGGGCTACGATCTACCTCACCGATCACCCGCGCGATCTCACGATGAGCGGCCACACGTACCTGTCAACGTCTGGGTACGAGTTCACCGGCTACTCGGCAACCGCCGGATTCGCCCCCGGCAGCCTCGATCTGCAGGGGATTTCCGGCGTTGCCGGCATCAGCCGCGCGCAGATCGCCGCCGGCCTGTTCGACGGCGCGGTGGTCAGCATTTTCGCCACCTCGTGGTCCGCTCCTATCGAGGACGAGGAGCCGATCGTGCGCGGGATATTCGGCAAGGCGCGTCTGGAGGACGACCGCTATGTGATCGAAGGGCTGTCACTGATCGACGCCCTCAACACGGCGCGCAATGACCAGTTCACCGCGCAGTGCCCGAAGGTGTTCCTGTCGCAGGGCTTCGGCGGCTGCCTGGTGCCGGCCGCGCCTAATACCGTGACTGGCAGCTTGACCAGCGTGAGCAGTGCCGCGCTGTTCACCGACACGGCGCGCGGCGAAGCGTCAGACACGTTCGCTGCTGGCACCATTCGGTTCACCTCGGGGCCGAATGCAGGCCTGAAAGCGCTGGAAATCCGGAGTTTTTCGGCCGGCGGGGTGATCGAGACGTTCGAATCGTTTTACTATTTGCCGCAGATCGGCGACAACTACACGATGGTGCGCGGCTGTCGCAAAAGGCGATCGGACTGTGAGACGCGGCAGGGAGTTTCCGGGACCTTCAACAACATCGTCAATTTTGGGGGCTTCCCGTGGGTTCCTACCGGCAGCACCTACGGGCAATGGGGGCAGAAATGACCGCTGACGATCTGATCAGAGCTGCCCGCCGCTGCCTCGCCACGCCGTTCCGCCATCAGGGCCGCGTCCCTGGCGAGGCACTCGATTGTGCCGGGCTGCTCGCTGAGGTGGCGCGCGCCAACGGTTGCCCGGTGTGCGATCAGCAGGGCTACAGCCCGGAGCCCTCCGGCGATTCGCTGCTGCGTGCCGTCGATGCGCAGCCCTACCTGATTCGCCTGCCGGGCGGGCTGGCCGAAGCGGCTGCTGGAGATGTCCTCGCCCTGCGCTTTGGCGGCGCGCCGCACCACCTCGCCCTGCACTGCGGAGCGACGATCGTGCACGCCTGGGCGGCGGTCGGCTGCGTCTGCGCGCATGAACTGACCGCCGCCTGGCAGCGGCGCGTGGTTGCCGCCTGGCGCTTCCGGGATCTGGCCTCATGAGCACCGGCCGCCTCGTCGGCACCGTCGTTGGGGGAGTCGTCGGGTTTTTCCTCCCGCCCGTCGGTCTGTCGCTCGGCGCGGCGCTCGGCGGTGCGCTCGGCGATCTTGTCGCGCCACCGAAAACGCCGACCATCGAGGGGCCGCGGCTGTCCGATCTGTCGGTGCAGACCAGCACCTACGGCGCGCCGATCCCGCGGGTGTATGGCACGATCACCCTGTACGGCAACGTGATTTGGTTGGAAAACAATCGGCTCACGGAAAAATCCAAAAAATCAGGTGGTGGCAAGGGTGGTGGCAAGGGCAGCGCCGCGCGCACCCGCACCTACAGCTATTCTGCGACGTTTGCCGTGGCCCTTTGCCGAGGCCCGATCGTCGGGGTGCGCCGCCTTTGGCTTGGTCCGAATCTGGTCTACGACGCTGGAGCCACCGATCACGAGACGATTCGCGCCAGCAATCAGGCGGCCAGCCTGTTCACGCTCTACCCCGGCAGCGACACGCAGGAGCCGGACCCGCGCATTCAGGCAACCCTCGGGGTCGATCACACGCCGGCCTGGCGCGGCCTCGCCTATCTGGTGATCGCCGATCTGCCGCTGGCCAAATACGGCAACAGCCTGCTCGGCGCGCCGGTCAAAGCCGAGGTGGTGACCGCCGGCACGCAGACCGACTACGGGGTGACTGCGCAAACCGCGCCGATGGCGCAGGGCGCCCGGATCGTCTGGCACCGCGACCGCTTCATCGCGTCCGAGTTCGACGGCAAAATCTGGACTTCGCCTACCGGCGAGACCGGCACCTGGACCCTGCGCTACGACGACGCGGCCTCGGGCGAATTCCGGCTGGCCAGCAACGGCGAAATCTGCGTGCTGACCCGCTTTGCCAGCCCCTACGTGCTGACCTCCTACGATGGCGTCAACTGGGTGCCGCGCACCGTGCCGGACTGGTTCGGTAGCTCCATGCTGGTCGATGTGGTGGCCGGAGGCCGTGGCTTCCTAGCCAGTGCGGATTGCACCTCCGGCGTGCAGTGGTTCGCGTTGTCTCCCGATGGCATCGTCTGGTATCCACAGGCCGTGCCGGCCTCCGGCTACTGGTTCACCCCGCTCTGGAACGGCTCCGTCTATGTGGTGCTCAATGGCGGCGGCGCCAGCGGAATCTGGACCTCGCCGACCGGCCTTGAGGGCACGTGGACCCTCGCCTACACCAGCGCGACGCAGTATTACCGCGCCACCGTGCTCGCCGGACGTTTCGTCCTGGGCGGCAATGACTCCAGCACCCTGACCTCGGACGACGGCTATACCTGGACGCTGCATTCGGCAGCCCTGCCGGGCTCCGCCGAGGCGATGGATGCGCTGGGCGAGGTCGCCATCTGTCTGCACTACGGGACATTCAGCGTGTCGTCGGACGGGGTGACCTGGGTCGAATATCCGATGGGGGCGGCGCAATCGGGCTGGCACGGACTGGCCAGCAACGGAGCGGTCTGGCTGGCCTATCGGGACAGCGGCATCGCCTACACGATCCGGCCAACAGCTCTGGCCAGCGCCTCGATCACGCTCGCCGACATCGTCAGCGCGGAATGTCTCGGCTCCGGTCTGCTCGCCTCCGGCGACATTGATGTAGGCAGTCTGACCGATCCCGTGCGCGGCTACCGGATCGGCGCTTTCGGCACTCTCAGATCGGCACTTGAACCGCTGCAGGCCGCCTGGCCCTTCGACATCCGGCAGCACGGCTATCAGATCGAATTCGTTCGCCGGGGCTCCGCCGGGGCTGTCGTCACCGTGCCGGGCACCGACCTCGACGCCCGCCCGGACAGCCAGTCGCCTGGCGTGCAGATCACGCTGCAGCGCGAAATCGACGCCCAATTGCCGCGCCGGGTAAGCGTGCAATATCTCGACGCCGAGCGCGAATACGACACCGGAGCGCAGTACGCCGAGCGGCTCAACAGTAGCGCGCTCAACGAAACGCTGCTCGACCTGCCGATCGCGCTGACCGGTAGCGAGGCGGCCGGCATGGCCGAAGTGCTGCTCTATCTGGCCTGGCTCAATCGCACCGAGGTTAATTTCTCGTTGCCGCCAACCTACGCCTACCTGGAGTGCGCCGACGTGGTGAATCTGACCACGCCGGAGGGGATTCTGCCGGTCCTCCTGCACTCGATAGAGTACACCAGCGACCAACGGCTAGACTGCAAGGGGCGCCCCGACCGCCCCGCGCTGTATCAGCCGGTGGCGCTGGGCGTTTCTTCGGCCGTGACCGGACCAGTGACGATCAGCCAGATCGGACCAAGCACCTTGTTGCTGCTCGATCTACCCCGTTTGACTTCGGCGCAGGACAGTGGATCTTTGCTGGTCGCCATGTGTGGCAGCAATGATGTATGGCCGGGTGGTGCCTTGCTGCGCTCGATTGACGGAGCGAGCTATGATCAGCCGCTGGAGGTGTATCCGCCTGGCGCGACGATCGGATACACGGGTACGGCATTGGGCGTGGTCGATAACCGCGTGGTAGACACTTCGTCGCAGTTGAGCGTGACGCTTCAGTCCGGCACGCTTGAGAGTATTTCACGCGCATTGATGTTTGCTGGAGAAAACCATTTCGCTTATGGCGAGGACGGCCGCTGGGAGATCATCGCGGCATCCCACTGCACGCTGATCAGCGGCAACGACTACGTGCTGACCGACCTGTTGCGAGGCGTGGCCGGCACTGAATGGGCGATGGGGCTACACGTTGACGGGGATCGGCTGGTTGCGCTCAACACAGACGATCTGGCCTCTCTGCCGATGGAGACTGCCGCGCTGAATCAGGCTAGGCTGTACCGGGCTGTGACCTTCGGGCTGGACGTGTCAACCGGCATCCTGCGCACGCAGACCTGGCGCGGGGTGCAGTTCAAGCCGCTGTCGCCCTGCTCGCTGACCGGCGACCGGGACACGGCAACGGGGGACTGGTTACTGTACTGGGTGCGCCGTACCCGAATGGGCAGCACCTGGCGTGATCAGGTCGACGCGGACCTCGGCGAATCGGTGGAGTCCTACTGGGTCGAGATTTACCAGGACTGGACCTACACTACGCTGCTGCGCACGATCATCAGCAGCGCCGCGTTTGCAGCCTACACCAGTGCGCAACAGACGACGGATTTCGGCGGAAATCAGACGACGCTGTACCTGCGTATCTATCAATATTCCACGGTGGTCGGCTGTGGCTATCCGCTGACCGCAGAAATCACGAGGTGATCCATGTCGCACAGCACGTCCCTGCTCGATCTGATGGCGATCGCGCAGGCTGGAAAAGAATACGCCGTCAACGCTCTGGCCGACGCGGCCAGCCCTGCCTCTCTCTATGGCCGTCGCGCCAGCACCTGCGGTGGCCTGCAATGGGGGTGGTACGGCGGCTCGCTGCTGGTCGATGGGGTGCTGACGGCGATCGCCAACGGCACGCTGACGCTGACCGCGAGCGCCACCAATTACGTCGAGGCCGATCGCTCCGGAGCGGTCAGCGCAAACACCACCGGCTACACCGCCGGCTCCGTCCCGCTGTACACGATCGTCTGCGGCAGCGCGACGGTCACCAGCTACAGCGATGACCGCGTCTGGGTACAGCCGGAGCACGTCACCAGCAAGGTGACGGTCACCGTCACCACCGCCAATGTCACCCTCTCGGCAGCGCAGGCGAGAGCCCGTTACCTGATTCTCTCCGGCACACTGACCGGCAACCGCAACGTCATCGTCCCCAACCACTGGCAGGGAATCGTTTTTTGCAACAACGCTGGGGCCTATACCACGACCGTCAAAACATCTGGCGGCTCCGGCATCGTCGTCGGACAGGGCAAGCGGGCCATCCTGCTCGCTGATGGCACAAATGTCGTGAGGGTCACTGCGGATGCCTGATATATCATGGCAGCCACATGGGCGTTCCTGATCATTTCCAGTTTCTTCAACGATTGAAAGCGCACCGATGAACGCATTGATGGCCGAGTTGGCTCCGTACATCCTGGCCGGACTGTTCGGTCTGGTGGGATGGTATTTGCGTGACAACGCCCGACAGCACCAGGCGCTGGTCGATGCGGTCAAGGGCATCCCGGCGACGATCGCCAACCTGGAGCAGAAGCTCGAAGACAAGATCGACACGCACGCCCGTCGATTCGACAAATACGCCCTGTATCACGAAGCGCGGCTGACTGCCGTCGAAACCCGCTGCGCGATCGAGCACGGGGAGATGACAGACCGCCGGGCAACGGCGCAGCGGGTGGTCAGTTGGCAGGAACGCAGCGATGTTGGGAACGCTGGCGCAAAGGCCGGGCCATGATCACGAGGCTCCAGCCAAGCGCCCGCCCGGCCGAACCGTTCCGCATGATCGACGCGGCGAACGAGCACGAAGCGCTGCTGGCGGAACGGCATCTGTTGAGGTCTCTACTGCGACGCTGCGAGGGCGTGTTGCAGAATGTGGCGATCGAGGCGCGTACCGCGGGAGAGCGGGACGCCATGGTCGAGGAGCTGTTGAGGGATATTTCGGTTGCCACTGAATGCGCGATGTGGTTGAAAGATCATGTGCGGTAGTGGATTCAGGCCCGCGCGCGAGATCAGATAGGTGCGTTTCCGCATGGGCGGCATGCGCCAATAGGACGCCAGTTTTCAACAGAAAGCACCCCTTCAGGGGACGTGAACTACACCGAAATCGGTGTCTACTACACGTTAGCGCGCAGCCTCATGCCAGCGCCAATACTTCCTGCGCGATCCGCTGCTCTGCGATTCGGCAGTACTCCGGGTTCACCTCCAGCCCGATGAACTGGCGGCCGAGCGTCTTCGCGGCCTTGGCTGTCGTGCCGCTGCCGCTGAATGGGTCGAGCACCAAGTCGCCCGGGTTCGTCCAAGTGGCAACATGGTCGCGCGCCAGGTCGAACGGGAACACCGCAGGGTGCCCAGTCGAAACCTCGCCACCCGCAGCGCCTACAAGGTACTCCCACACGTTGTCGCGCACCTTCTCGTCTGCGGGCTCAGCGTCAAGCCCTGGCTTCTGCTTCCCGTCCTTGGTCAGCCTGCCGCCAGCTTTCCAATCGCTGCTGCGTTCAGCGGTCAGGCGGTTCACAGTCTTGGGCTTGCCGTTGCTCAGCACCAGCATGTATTCCCACGCTTGCCAGTACGCAAGGTTGCTGCCCTTCGCGCCAGTGCCGCGCATGCGGTAAACCATGGTGTCATGCAGGTTCAGCCCCAGCCGCTTAAAATGCAGCGCCTGTTCCATGCTGCTACCTGTCTCGCTGCCGTCTTTCGTCGCATCGGCCACTACCCACACAATCACGCCGCCCGGTTTCAGTACGCGCTTCAGTTGCCACGCCACACCGAAGAAATCCCAAGAATGTCAGCCGTAGGTGCGCAGGTCATCGTATGGCGGGCTTGTCACCACCAAGTCAATGCACCCTCTCGGCAGTTGCCCGAGCAGGTCGCAGTTATCGCCGCAGTGAATCTTGTCCAGTTCCAGCATGGTCACTCCGTCATAAATCCGTATAACACGTCGGTCAAGCGGACGGCGGAAAAGCACCGCCGCCGCTTACCTTGGCGTTAGCCGGCATGAGTTCTCGCGTCGTCATGCCGGCCTTCGTCATGTCATCCAACCTGCGCTGCTCGTTCTGCCAAGCGCTCACGCAGCGCGTAGCCTTCGAGCGCCCAAATCTTGTCGCGGGCATTACTCCGGGCGATCTTCTTGCCGAGTTCAACGTCGAAGTTCTCCGGGCTTGCCGCCGCGCTCTCGCCCGTCACCGTGAAGCCGTTGCGCAACTTCAGGCAGCACACCGTCAGCGTCGTGCCGGGGAAGACGTGGTAGTCCTCGCCGGTAATCACGGCGTCGATCTTCTCTGGCGAGAGGCGCGGCGCGTTGAGGCCCTTGGCCTGGATTTCGGCTTCGATTGCTTGTTCGTCTTTGCTCATGTCGGTTCCTTTGTGGCGCCGGGCTTCGTAGCGGGTAGCCGGCTAACCCGTCAATCAACGCGGACGGCTTTCAGCCGCCGGTTATTTCTGCGTTAGAAGGCTACCGCTCGATCATTGTCGGCATTGGCAGCCAACCAAGTTCCGGGTCGTCGTCAAATATGTCGCGCTCATGGCTTCCTGCCGCCAGCAGTTCGGGAGCGTCTAGGCAGTACCCAGCCTCAACCCAAGTGCACCGCGCGGCGCTACAGTCTCCGGTTCTTCTGTACTGCTCCATCAGCAGTCTCGCGCTCAGTCCGGTGTTCTGTCCTGTTCTCGTTCCCATGCCTTCTAACCCTCCGTTCCAGGCGCGACCTCGCGCATAAGGCCGCGCGAGTCGGCCTGAACTACAGCGTTATGCCTCTTGTTCCATCGTTCGCGCAGCAGGTCGGTCACGTCGTCCATCAGCGGGTAAATCAACCCGCTGGCCGCTCCGCATGCGCTGCTCGTGCATTGCACGCATTGAGCCCCAATGCTCGGCTCGTCTGTCTCGCCTTCGAGCGTGATAATTTCAGCTTCCGCGCCGCAAAACGGGCAGGGCTTCAGCCGGTCACTGTCGTCAATCAGGTGGTCCATGTCATTCCTCCGTTTTTGGCGCCGAGGCATAACCCGGCGCTCGTTCGGACGGCCCTGACGGGCCGCCGCACAGCTCTGCGTTAGAGGGCTTGGCCGTCTCGCCACACCCGCCGAAAAATAATTCAAAAAGGTTCTTGCGTTTACGCGCATTGCGCGTATAATTCAGTTCATGGGATGCACATTGCTTCCCTACCGCGCCTCGGGAACAGGGGCTGGAGCATAAAATGACCAAGACCTACCGCATCGTTTTCTCCGACAACGCCGGCTCCCGTGCCGTCGATGCCATCGCCACCACTGTGCAGGGCTCCTGGAGCAACGCTGTCGAGCGGTTCGACGGAGAGCACGACCTCGCATTTGTTGAGGTACCCGCCGACAATGCCGAATATCTCGAATCCATCCTCGACGATGACAGCAACGTCATCTCCTACAGCGAACGTGCCTAACCACCCAAACCGGGGGCCGAAAGGCCCCACGTCAAACCAATCCGCAGCGGAAATCAGGGCCGCCCGCGAGGCTGCCGGGCTTTCGCAGTCCGCTGCCGCCTCGCTCATCCATTCCACCCTGCGCACGTGGCAGGATTGGGAGGCCGGCAAGGCCCGCATGCATCCAGGGCTGTGGGAACTGTTCCGCATCAAATCCGCCTCATAACTCCACGCTCGTGTGGGACCGTCAATCCGCTGCGCGGCTTGCCGGCCCCACAGCTTCGGCGTTAGGCCCGTACAACTCGACCGGCTCCACGCCAGCGCGCAGAGGCCGCGCTCGCTGAAACACGAGTTGAATGTCGCTCTCGGCGAGCACTCGCTGCACGTCCATGCTCACAGCTTGGTAGCCGTAGGCTTGCAGCGTCGCGTATTCCTCAGCCGTGAACCACCGTCGCAACTGCTCCAGCGTGCGGCACGCGCAGCCGAAGTGCTTGCCGAACGGCCAGCCAGTACGCGGGATGATCCCCACGCCGAACTGCTCCACCCAAGTCCGCAGGTTGTCGTGGTCGTCCCGGTCGCGCACCCACAGACGCGAGAAACCTGGCCGCCACGGGCCTCGCCCTTCAACGTCCTGCACGCGGTACACGCGCGCCGGTACGGGCCTAACAGTTCGGTCGAGCCGACTGCCCACGGCAGCCGGCATCGTGCCTTCGTTCATCGTCGTCTCGGCCGTGGTCATCGGCTCACCTCTGCGTTAGATGCCTCAATCTCTCTGTGCAGCACGTTGAGGCAGTCGCGCATCACGCTGCCGGGAACTACAAACAGATCGTGCTGCGCCAGCATTCGCGCAGCCTCCGTTACCGGGTCATCGACCACGCCGAAAAGATCGTGCTGCATTCCCATCACGCAGCCGCCTTGCGCGGTTTCACCCGATGTTCTTCGTTCAGGTGGTCTATTCGCGCTTCGCACCACGGGCAGATGTTCAGCATCAACCCGCGATCCTTCGTGTTTGTCTTGTAGAGCACGGCAATCGTCACAACCTCCTGCCGCTGCACTTGCTCGATCTTGTAAAACCCTGCGCCACTTTCAACCAGCCGCTGCCGTAGGTGTTTGCAAAGCCCGCTGTCATCACATTTTTCCATTATCGTTCTCCGTAAAAAGTTGCCCAACCCGTCGTTCAACCGGACGCCCGGCGATAAAGCCGCCGTGCGCCGGTTAACTCAGGCGTTAGGCATCGCGTTCATGCCGCAGCACAGGTGTTCCACATACCCCGGCCCGCAGTGCGCTTGGCCGTGCCTCTCTGTGCAGGCTGGGCAGCGTTCGCGCTCGTCTTCGCTATTCCAGTCCGTAGCCGGCACCATCACCCAGCTACCGCCTGGCTCGCCCTGGCGCACAAACCGACCGCAGCAGTCGCAGCGCAGTTGGTATTGCGCTTGCCAGCCTCGCGGCATCCGCTCCGGCTTGGTCGCCATGTCGTTCATCCAGTCCTCGTAGCTTCGAGAATCGTTCGGATCGCCAAACATCATCGCCTCCATGCCTAACAGTTACGTCAACTCGGACGCTTCGCCTACCGGCTCAGCGCCGGTTACGTCAGCGTTGGCAGACAAAAGCATGTCGCCCTGCACCGCCGTATCGCCAGCGCCGACTTCTTCGGCATCTTCGCGGCAGAATTCGCGCCACTGCTCAAGCGCCTCGTGTGCGGAGTCCCACCACTTCGCCGTAGCCGCTGTGTCGGTGCAACTCAGGAGCAAGCATTCCAGTTCGAGCGCCAACCGGTGGGCCACAGGGAAAGCATCGCGCATACGCAAGCCTTCGCAGGTTGTTCAGCCGTGGATGTTTGGGCACGGAGAAACCAAGGCCACATGCCTTTGGCTGAAAGGCTTGCCGAAGCTGCGCCCGACGAACCCGGTAGATGGACGGAAGCCGCGAGTGCACCACATGCCCCCAGGGTCGAACCGCTGGAAGGACAGGAGCCGAACCTACGAAGGCATTGCCATGGCGATGGCCGAGCAGTGGGG